TGGCCAATGATGGCAACCTAGTTGCGATTACCATCACGAACCCCGGCAGCGGTTACATCACGGCTCCTACGGTTTCGATCTCACCGACAAACCAGTCCCACGCGGTCGCATTCGTATCACTCGCCGCCCCCGCCAAGCCGCTCTATCTCACCACCCACACCAACCGTCTGTGGGCCGTGTCCGCGGATACCACAATCCAGCCAGATACCCTCTACTTCTCGGACATCCTCGATGGCGAGTCGTGGGATCCGCTCGGTTCCATCCGTGTCGGTGGCGATGGTGATCCAATCCGCGGTCTCTACTCGTGGTTCGGTTACAAGCTCCTCGTCTTCAAGGAACGCTCAATTTGGAGCGTGGATGCCGATCCTACGCAGGATCCAGCCGATTGGGTCATCACACTCATCTCGGGCAATATCGGCTGCTCCTCGCACCGTTCGATCACCGCGGTCGGTGCCGATGTATTCTTCCTGTCTCGCGACGGCATCCGCTCAATGGCCCAGATCCAAGCGGGTACCCAGACCAGCGTTGGCCTCGCGCTCAGCAGCCCGATCAACGACCTGATCAGCCGCATCGACAAGACCAAGCTGGAATACTGCGATGGCGTGTTCTGGAACAACCGCTACCTCTTGGCCGTTCCGTTCGTTACCGCTGGTCCGTTCTCCATCGGGTTGGAAAGCGAAGAAGCACTTCTGCTCGAATCCGGTTCTTCAATCGAACTCGAAGGAACCTTCAACCAGAACAACGCGGTCATCGTCTACCACTCACTGGCCCGCTCGTGGCTCGGTTACTGGGACAACTGGCAGGTCAACGACTTCATCCCCACCGCCTTCTCGAACTTCGGCCCCGTGCTCATGTTCGCCGGCGACATCATCTCGCTGAGCGATGGTGCTGGCCAAGTCTGGTCTTTCAACGACTACCTACCCAACACCCGCCTCAGCCCCGTGCAGCAGTCTGCTTACCTCGACGGCGGTAGCACCTACCAATCCACGGTCATCACCAAGGCGTACAATCTCGGTGAACCCATTCCGGACAAGATCGGATACAGCATCCAGATCGCGCTTGATAATCCGTACGCTTCGAGCATCGGTGCATCGCTCTCATATGCTACGAACATGAGCGGGACGTTCACCTCAATCGATCCTGCGATCAGCATCCCGAGCACCCAGAAGTTCCTGGCGGCTTACAACCTCATCAGCCGAGGACGTTGGAACAACATCCAGTTCAAGATCGAAACGACCAGCGGAAGCCGGTTGAGTCTCCAGTCCACAATACTTTCTGGTTTTGTTGATTCTGTGCGTCCTCAGCAATGACCGCACATCCCACCATCATCGAAGCGGCACAACTGCTGAGACAACATTGGCCTACTTGTTCCACGTGGAACGATGATCAGTTGCTCAACTGGATTGGAATCTTCAATGCCAAGAAGCTGATCGGAATTGTGAAGAACGAGGATGGTAAGTGCGTTGGCGTAGGGGCTGTTCGATTTCTCAACTCGATAGAGGAGTCTGAGGATCTGAACAACAACTTCCCAGACGGTCACATCGCGTGGATCGAGATCGCTATTGGTGCTGAGCCATATGCGGTTCAGACACTCTGGTTGGCCATGATGGGGCTGTGCTCGAAGAACGTCACCAAGCTGGGTGGGTTCCGCAAAGGCATTTCCCGTTTGTACGATTTTGACAGGTACTCCAAACTACTGATGAACCGAAGGATTTCCTATGGGCGGATCATATAAAGCACCAGATATGGCAGCGGCCAACCGGGAAGCGGTTATGGCCGGAATTGAAACTTTTCCGCTCCAGCGCGAGATTGAGGCAGCATCCCGGATTGGAGAGACAGTCCAAGTTCCAATCTACAAGGATGGAAAGGAAACCGGTCAGTTCCGAACGGTTGATTTTAGCAAGACATCAGATATCGCGCTGACCAAAGCTATCGGCCAAGCGCTTGCTGATCTTGCTCCGGTTCAAGCCCAACGCCAGCTTGAGGCGTCTCAACTGTACGGCACCAAGTTCGCCGAACAACGGCTTAAAGAGCTTCAGGCTCTTGATCCCGAGCGGTATGGCACTGCTGCTGCCGATGGAAGACCCGGAACTCCCGGTCTCTATTCCCAGTTCCTAAGCGATATCAGCAAAGCTCCCATCTCTGAGACTTCTCCTGCCGCTCCCTCCTACGAGCGCGTGGGCATGCCTACTGGCCCGCAGGATACCGGCTACGCACAGTCCATCCGCAGCGATCTCGAGCGCCAGATCGGAGCCGGTCTCGCTCAGGCTGGCACTCTCGATCCCGCGATGATCCGTGCTGCCGAGCAGGCCGCTCGCGCCCGCGGAACCGCTACCGGCAACATCCTCGGCAACCTATCCGCTTTTCGCGAGGCCCGCGCCGTCAACGAGGCGATCGCCAATGCGGATGTGCAGCGCCGTCAGCAGGCCATTGGTCTGCTCCAGAGCGGCCAGACTACGAGCGATGTCGCCAATCGTCAGGCGCAGGAGGCGTTCAACAACATCCTCTCAGCCACCGGTCAGCGGAATACTGCGATGCAGCAGAGCTTCGCCGGTCAGATGGCCGCGCAGCAGCAGCAGCAGGCCAGTCGCCAGCAGAACATTGCCAACATCCAGTCTGCCCTGGGACTCCAGCCGATCGTTTCGCAGGCTTCTCAACTTGGAGGTCTTCAACAGGGCGCTTCGCCATTTGCTGTTCCTCAGCTCATGCAGGGAATGCAAATGGCAAGTCCAGCTCAGTCGATGCAGATGGGTTCGAGCTTCGCGCTACAGAACGCTCAGAACGCGTTTGAAGCCTCGAAGGCCAATTCTCCTCTTGCCATTGCTCAGGGCGTCACGAGCAGCATCGGAAACCTCGGTCAGGCATTCAGCGGATTCGGCCTTGCCGGCTGCTACGTGGCCCGCGAGTGCATTCCCGATCAGTGGGAGGCGTTCTACTTCTGGAAGGAGCTTGTCGGTCCCAAGTGGTTCAAGAGCTTCTACGACAGCAATGCCGAGAAGTTTGCGAAGTGGCTCAAGGACAAGCCGAAGACCAAGAAGATCGTGGCCAACTGGATGCTCGGTCGAATCAAGAGCTTGGTGCCTAAGGCTTGATCTATGGCAACCGATACAGGATCCAACTACTTCCTCATCAACGGTGGGGAAACTCCCGCGCCGCCGTCCACTCTGCCTCCAGAGATTGCAGCGCTGTTCGGTCCTGTCACTCAATCCGGATACGCTCAGCCTCCCGTAGATCCGTTGAGCTACTACAACCCCGCTCCGCCTCCTGTGGAGACGACTCCGTACACTGGTGGACCCACAAGGTGGTGGGAAATCAATCGTCCCACTCTGGAGACCCTTGCTCCAACGCCGATGCCGGTCACTCCCGACCTAAGCAGCGTAGACACGTTCAGCCCGTTGCCGCAGCAGCCAATGATGCCCGTGGAACCGGAGCCCGCTGCCCCGCCCACCGCTTACGATCAAGTTGCCGCAGAGGAACCCGCAGTAAGCGTCCTTCCTGGCTGGATCAAAGACTATTACATCAAGTACGGAACGATGCCTCCGTACACGCAGCCAGAGACCCCGCTTATTGGCCCACGCTTCGAGACTGATCCTGTCGATATAACCATTCCAATCGAACAGCAGCAGCCCGTTGTCACGCCTCCTCCTGAGACTGTTACTAATACTCCAGTTCCTCAGGCTCCAGCTCCTCAGACTCCTCAGGCTCCTCAGACTCCGGTTGTTACACCAACTCCCGTCTTTGATGAGCGTGTCACCGTCACGCCTCCGCCAAAGCTCCCTGACTTCGAGTTCCAGGAACCTCCTCCCACTCGCAACCCCATCGTACTCCCCGGTGCCTCGGTGCTGAGCAGGCCAGTCATCACGACCCCGTTGCCAGAACTTCCGGTCAACCCCGTGCTGACTCGCAACATGGAGCCCATGCCGGGACGGTACTTCCGCGACATCAACTACGATCCCGAGGAGATCCTCGCCGCGGCGATGCGAAGCATGGGCGGTCGCATGGCCCGTCGGTCAATTCTCAACGAACAGAGCTAACGATCTATGGCTACACCCGAAGAAATCAGAAAGAAACTTGAGACTCAGGCTACGCAGCGTGTGAATCCGCTGCTCAAGGGCCTGACCATGTTGACCGGAGGTTTGGCCGGCGAGTTCACTGGTACCAATGAGCAGATCCGCCAGCGCAATTTGGCCAAGCGGGCTCTGATGGAAGAGGATCTAGCTGCGTTGCAGGAGCAGCGGTTGAACGAGCGCATGAAGGCGCAGCGTGGTCAGATGCTTGAGGATGAACTCAAGAGGATTGCTGCTCAGGATGAAGCCATTACCCGCCGTCAAAGAGAAGGCGAAGCTGTTGCTCGTGAGGCGAAACGGCCTGCAATGGTTGGGTATCTCAGGACTCGTCCCGACTATCAAGCCGGTGGACCTATGGCCATGCCGATTCCTGCTTTGGAGTCGATGGACACGCTGGAGGAAAGCGTTGCCATGGAGAAGGCTCGCCAGGATCAGGAGGAAGAGGCTCGCAGGATCAAGAGCGGTTACATGAGCTACAACATCCCTGGCAGGGGAACCATTGGTGGCACTCCGGAACAGATCGAAGCGATGGCTGAAAAGGATCCAGTGCTGAAGAAATTCATTTCTCAAGCACCTTCTGAAGAGCCTCCTTTTTCGACCACTTGGGGTATAAACCCTTTCACGTATCGTCCGGAAGCAAAGCTGACATTCAGCAAGTCTGTTCCATACGAAGAGCAGAAGAGGCTGGTCGAACAGTTTATGGGTCAAAGCGGACCAAGCCCGTTTGCTGGCGAACCTGCTCCGGGAGCACCGTCTGCCAATAAAGAAGAGAAGCCTACCAGTTTTCCCGGTTATAAGGTAACAATACCAGGAAAAGAAGAACTGAAGTAATATGCCTAAATATAGAGTTTTTCAAGAATCAACTGGCGTTACTCTTGATCTTGAAGGCGACAAAGCTCCAGATCTTGATGATATTAATAGAGCATTTGCTTTTTATGGCCAACAGAAGTATCCGAATGCTCCGGTTCTTCAGGCTCCCCCGAGTCTGTACGAGCAGGCCAAAGCCGTTGCCCCTTCTTTGGCCCGTGTTGCCGCTCCTCTCGCATTCGGAAGGCCGATGCCTGAGGACATTGCGACGACCGGAAGAGTGATCCAACAAGGTGCAGAGGCTGTTCGCAGGCTGACAGGTGGCCGTGAAAAGCCAGAAGAGCTGCTGCAAGGCGCTTCTCAAATCGAGAGAGAAGGCATCTTGGCTCTTGGTTCAGCTTCCCCAGAAAAGCGGGAACTTGCTGCCTCGCTTGGTGGAAGATTGGGTGAGGTCGTCAGCGAATACACTCCGATTCCTGAATCCGTAACTCGTCCCGTCGGGCAGGTGGCCGGTCAGGTTTCGGCTGATCTCTTGTCCCCAATGAATCTGATGAGCCTCGGCATTGCCGGTGC